GCCGATCCGGGGTCTTCTGCTGCGCCCGTCGCGGTCATGGAGCCACCTAACCTGAAGGGTCCACACGCAGGAGAGACCAACGAGACGCACCGGGTTGCCGAAGACCGCTCTCGAAAGGAATTCGAGAGGAAGTATGCGTATTGGACGTGGTGTCCCTCACAGGGGCGTCTGTACGGCTCTGGCGTGTTCCCCGGCGGGGAGATCATTTTGTCGCCGATGACGACCAGCGAAGAAAAGATTCTCCAGCAGTCCGGTAAAGACCGAATGGAGATCGTGGACGACTTGGTTCAGCGGTGCATTGTCAAATGCCCCGTGGCATACGAAGACCTGTTGATCCCCGATATGTTTTACATGCTGCTGGTGATCCGAAATATCACCTACGGATCGGACTACAAATTTCGGCTTGAATGTGCCAAGTGCAGCTTGGAGTATCAGCAGGCTCTCGAAATTCCGAAGGGTCTGAAGCTCCGATGTTTGACGGAAGACGATGAGGGAGAGCCTTGGTCAGTCACGCTTCCCAGAGAGGGCGACGTGATCCAGTACCGAATGCTCCGGGTCAAAGATGAGACTGACATTCGTCGTTGGGGGCGGGAAGCCTACCAGCGGTCAGTCCAGACCGGAGACCCGGCTTACGTCTATCGGATTGCGAAGCACATCGTCTCGATCAATGGTCAGGAACTGGACGCGGTGAAGCGTCTTGACTACGCGGAAGAGATGATTGGCTCCGACTCCCTTGCTCTGAGACGTGCAATCGAAAAAAGGGATTTTGGCATCAAACTGATGCTTGACGCAAAATGTCCATCTTGCGGACATGATGCGAAAGCGAGGCTCCCATTCGATCGGGAGTTTTTTCGTCCAAGTGACGGCGAAGACGGAGAGTGATGACGTACTGAAGAACCAGTTGTTTCTGAGCAAGTTTGCGGGTGTGAGTATGGATTACTCAGACCGGCTTACTCTTCGAGACCTTCGGACACTTTGCAAGCAAACTGAGGAGTGGGAGAAAGACATAGGCAAAGCGAAAGTGAAGTTGGAAGAATCGAAACTGAAATCCCTGTTCAAGGGGTTGGGTAAGATGATGAAACGAAGGTGACACTTTGTCTGACCAAGCCATCGGGTTTTTGCTGGAATTCCGCAACGAAGCGTCGGAAGACCTGCAACAAGCCACGACTGATTTTGATAAGGCGACCGAAGCCTTGGAAGAGGCTGTGGACGCGGCACAGGCTGCGTTCACATTTCTTGAGGAAGGTACGTCTCAACTGGCGAAGAGCCTTGGCGGCGCAGTCGACGCCGCTGTCAAGAAAACTGGTGACCTGAAGGCTGCGATGGGAGAGCTTGGCTCCGTCGAAGTCTCAGCACCTGATTTCAATCCCATCGAAGAGGCGATGGAAGATTTGGGCGATAACATCGCTGCCCCGTTCGAGGCGGGTGTCGAAACGATCGAGGACGTTGTTGACGATATCAACGAGAACACGCAGAACATCAAAATCCCTGCGGAAATGATTTGGGCGACGTTCAATTCAGGGGCAAGAGACGCGGTAGACGCCGTTGAGGAGATTGCCAAAGAAACGAAGCATGTTAATTCTCTGGCCGCTGATTATGTTCGCACACTCGATCTAACGTCGGACAAAGCATTACAAGTTAGAAGTGATGCCAGAAAACTCTTTGAGGGTCTTGATTCTAGCCTCGCGTTGGCTGGATCGAGACTTTACAAAGAAACGATTCCGGGTCTCGAAGAGTTTGGAGAAAAAGGGAAGAATGCTGCCGCTGCCATCGCAGGTGACGCGGTGGAAGCCTACGAACGCCTGCAAGGTGCCGCTGGCGATTTCTTCACAGAGAACCGCGAAGCGTTTGCTCAAGCAAAAGACGCTTCTGAAGTTTGGAAGGGTTTCGTCGAAGCAGAAGACAGCGACGTGCGGAAGGTTCAAGACCTGCTCCGGGTTGCGGATAAAGCCACGTTGGAGCCGTTGGTCCAAGGGTTGGTTGACCAGCTTGGTGATGCTGCCTTGGCCGAAGAGTTTTGGAAGCCCATCGCTGATAACAAAAACGTGGATCGTGAATTCTTCACGGACCTGCGGAAATCGTTTTTGAAAGAGAACAAGACGTACAAGACGTGGTGGGACAAAATGGGTTCCACGGCACAGAAATTCTTCTGGCCGGTCTACAAGAAACAGGGTGAGAAAGCCAACGACGGTATCGCAAAGTCTCTCGGTAAGAAGATGAAATCGGTATTCGCTTCTCCGATTGGTCAATTCGTTGCAGCCCTTCAGTTGTCGAGCCTCATCACGAAAGTCTTTGGTCCGGCTCTCGATGTTCTGGCTGAAATTATTAGTACAGCCTTGATGCCCATCATGCGGCTGTTCGTCGACTTGATGGATGAGGTTAGCCCACTCCTTCACGAAGTGACCCGCGCAGTCTTTCCTCTGTTCGAGGCTCTTGCCGAGCTTGCCGGGGAGTTTCTGAAGGGGATCGTGCCTGTGGTCAGGACATTCGTTGACCTGCTTATGACGTTCACCCCCCTCATCGTGTCCGTCGCCCGAACGGTGGGTGGCGTCGTGAACTTTGTTTTCACTTCGTTTGGTTACACCTTGAAGTGGGTGGGCGAAGTCCTCTCGATTGTCACGGGCATTCTCGGATTCTTTTTAGACGCTCTGATGTTTCTTTTGAAACCAGTTATCAACCTCGTCGTGCTTATTGACGAATGGACGGGGGTCTCGAAAGCGCTTGGCTTTATCCTCTCCGTCTTCCTGCTCCCCATCTTGTGGTCTATGGCAACCACACTCATTCCACAGATGATTGCGGGCATGTGGAAGTTGGCGACGGCAAACAGCGGTGTGATTGCTTCGACTTGGAAGTACGTGGCGGCGATGACGGCAAGTACATGGGCTGCCGCCAAAGACTCTACTGCGATGGTCTGGAACACGGCAGTCAAGTGGTGGAACTCGAAGGCGACGATTGCGGGTACAATCGCGACCGGAGCCTCAACTGTCGTGACGTGGGCCGCTACAGCCGCAGCGTGGGCCTTTAACACGGCGTTGTTGGCAAACCCCATCGTTTGGATCGTGCTGGCTGTCGTGGCCGCTATCGCCCTGCTGGTGGGTGCTGTGTGGCTCCTGTGGGAGCCGATCATGGCGGTCTTCGGTTGGTTCGGTGACCTTATTGGAGGTTTGGTCGACTGGGTCCAAGACCTGATTGCCGGGTTTGGTGACTTCGGGATCGTGATAAAGGTTGCGTTGGGTCCGATCGGCCTAATGATCATCGCCTTCGAGTATCTGGTTGAACTGTTCGACTGGATTTTTGGTGCAGGGGACGACAGCGAAAACACATTCAGCCTCAGTTGGATTTCAGACGGCATCGACTGGTTGACCGACTGGATGTTTGAGTGGCTCGACATGCTGCCGGGCTGGGTTAAGTGGCTTCTGGGCTTAGACGACGCGGAAGTTCCTGACGAAGCTGGCCCGGACGATATCGGTGGCGTGAGCGATGCGGAGGACATGGTCTCCGGGATTTCAGAGGGTGCGGCGTCTGAAGCGGAGGATCAGCCAGACTGGTTCAAATCGATGTGGGGCATTGACTCCACAAAAGCCACAGAGGAAGTCGCTACAGCCGCATCCGATAGCGCTAACGAAGTCGGTGTGAATGCTACTGAAGCGATGACGAAGCCGGGCAGTGCAGGATTTTTGGGGACAATGGAAGAGGCTGGTGCGACAGCAGGATTTTCTCTGTTGGGAGGCTTGGCTGCTGGGATGTTTTCTTTCGCAGCGGCCTTTCCCCTCACGAACATCATGGGGGCGATGTTTGGTGGTTTTGCATCTATCTTCGGATCACCAGCGACGGAGCAGGCAAAAGCACCTTCGATGGCAGGCGTCAACGTCGGAGTGGTAGACTACCAAGTCGAAGCGGAAGTCAGTGGTGAAGAAATCGCAAAGCCAATTGTTGAAGCCATCACACTTCAGACGCGGTCGCTTTCGGCGGCTATCGAAAATAGTGGCGCGAAAGACTTAGAGTTGGACCTTACTGACCTAAAAGATATTGCGGGGTTTGGCTAATGCCTCTTCTACATATTGAAGCTCGTGGGGTTCCGGGGCTGCCTTTGACTTTCATCGCTGCCGGTGAAATGGCAAACCATTTCGAGGAAAGTTATGGTGTCAGCATCGACGCGAAAGACAAGACCACGGCGTCGGCAAGTGTGACGGGCCAACGACCTCACCCCCCAGACATGAACTTCGACCACGGTGCGTTTGAAAACACGCAGTTCACCGTAAAGCTGTTTTCCGGGATGACAATCAACAACAAGAAAGTTCCGGGTCCGTCTGCGACTGACCACTCGGAGCTAACGCTTTTTGCAGAACGGTTGTACCGACTCGCGATGCCTCGTCCAAGCGGAGACGACGGTTTCATCGGGCCACCCTTAGTCGTCGTGCAGTACGCCGCATATTGGCGAGCCATCGGGCTGTTCCAGAAAGTGACGTGCATCTCGGAAGGTGGTTTTGACGCTGGTGGGTATCCATCTTTGATGACGTTACGCATGGAGTTTGCTCGGCACTTTGGAGGCAACCCCACAGCAAACGGTGGAGTTTACCTGAAGGCAAAATGGAAGCAGCTTAAAGAAGCCACCGCCGATAAATTTTCATTCAAATCGAGACGGAGGTAAGGATGGTTGATGTACCCACACCAGAGGAAGGGCTTCGTCGGCGTCTCGACAAAGAACTTGAAACGCTTCAAACCGACCAAGGTGACAACTTTAGTCGATACGCTCTTACGCGATTGCACCCGTCGTTGGAAAAGCGTCAGGTGCGATTTGGTGTCTGGAATGCCCCCCGGATTTCCCTTGTCAATCCGTTCTACAGAGTTGTTCGTGCAGAAGACGTTGGGCGTCTGGACAACATCTCGATGGAATACTACGGCGATCCGAGAATGTGGTGGGTCATCGCGCATATCAATCAGATTTACAACATGCTTGCGGACATGGAAATTGGAATGACTTTGATCATCCCCAAAAAAGAGGCCGTCTTAGAGGCGCTTGAAACTGGCGACTCGGCGACGTTTGTAGCATGACCCGAAAATTTACATTGCAAGCCAACTCACGGGGTCTTGAAAATCTCGTCGGAACCGAACTCGTTGGGTTCCATTACATCGAGTCGTTGGACGGCTGCGCGCGGTGGGCGTTGATCTTCGAGACGCAAAAGCCAAGGCAGTACGACCATCTCATAAAAGACGACGAGAGAACTTTAACGCTTCGCTTCGGCACGGAAATGAACACAACGGGTCCGTCGAAGTCAGCGTTGAAGACTGTCCGTATTTTGCTCTCTGAAAAACACTTGGTTGGAAACTCAAAAACAAGATTCACCCTGAAGGGAACATGCGGCGGCATTTCCTTGCAACGTCATCGAGCGAAGGACAAGCATTGGAAAGAACGAAAAGTCAGCCAGATCGTTGACGAGCTTGTCTCCGAAGTTGGTGGCCTCTCTTCAAGGATTGAACCGACTGAAGGTAAGTTCTCGTTGATGGGGTGCAACATCCCTACCGGACGCTTCGTTAAAAACCACCTACTCCCTCTCGCTTACACAGAAAAAGGCCGCGACTGGAGGTTCTGGGTAGAGAATGGCAAGACCGTTCACTTCGCCCCCTCTGACCCCCGTGGAGGAGGTAAGCCCCTTCGGTTCACAAACCGATTTCGTGATGGCTGGTTTATCCTGAACAGCCCAAAGATCATCAAGGATACTCAGTTCGAGACAGGTCTGCGAAGCGGTAAGATTGAAATGATGATGTACGATGCTGATCGTAATCAACTGATTCGTCAGGACGTCGGGGAGCATAGTGGTAACTTCAACTACGCGGCGTCTGGTCGACCCAAAGAACGGAAGCACGTCTCTGAGACAATTCGAGTCAATTACCAACAAGGTCGACAAACAGATTTGAGGGCGAACAAATTATTGCGGAATGTGGGCCAGACAATCTGGGGCCAACACGGACGAAGTCTTTACCGACTTGTCGCTCTGATGGATTACGAACCCGGCATCCGGGTCAACGCCCCCGCCTTCGTTGACTTGGTTGACCCTCTTGATCTTCCCGACGCGAGTACAGGAAACTGGATAGTCCATACTGTCAAACACCTTTACAGCCGTGGAACCACAAAAACGTGGGTGCGTCTGGAGAAGAGGTGGGAACGGTAGTATGCCAACAATTGAAACAAAAGACGGTGAAATTTTTCCCGGTGTCTGGTTGGGCATCATCAAGCAACTTGACGACGAACCGTCTCATCGCCGAACAGGAAAATGCAAAGTTGAAATTCCCGATGTGTACGGGGACAACATTCAGTCGCAAGAACTTCCGTGGGCTTATCCTATTTTCCCCGGAGCGATCAACCCTTCCGCCGGGTCTGGTTTTTTCCTGATGCCGAAGGTGGGGTCTCGCGTCTGCGTGATGTTTGAGAGAGGTGAACCAAACTCACCTCGCTGGTTTGGCGGCTGGACACAAAAAGGCCGCGTCCCTTTTCCGTTCATGTTCTCGCAGGGCGATAAGTTTCCTCACATCTCTGCGTGGCGTGGCGACGACGGGATGATGATTCGCATGGTGGAAGGCGAACGCTTAGAGATTTTTCTGGGTGAGTCTGGGGACTTTGATTCTGATGGAAAGTTTGTCAGAGACGGGGAGCATAAGCAGTACGAAACGTCATTCATTCTCGACAAAAAACGGAAAAAGGTTTCGTTCCGCAGCAAGTACGACATTGACGTGAGGTGCAAAGGGAAGATCAACATTCGCGCCCCGCAGATTCGTGTTAGAGTGATGCCCAATCAGCTATACGACGAGGACACGGAAGACTGGTACAACGACCCGGATTCACCCTTCCCCACCAAATGGGAATTGAACGTCTTCGACCCAGATGCTGAGATAGGTGCGAGGATCACAGCAGAGCCGGGAAAACTCATGGGTCGAGCGAGACAGGTCAAAGGCTTCGAGGGAAAGTAACATGGCGGGACTTTACAAGGGCATGGCGTTACCGTTTGGTAATACACTGTCGTCGTATTTCGACCCAAAAGACGACCGTGAAATTCTACGCACTTCGATCCTGATGATTCTGCAAACGAAGATCGGAGAGCGGGTGATGCTCCCCGGTTTTGGTTCTCCTCTACACGACTCGGCATTTGAGCCAAATGATGAAATCCTCGCAGACTCTTTACGAGGAATTGTGAGTGAGAATGTACCGTTCTGGGACGAGAGGCTGGAAGTGTTGGACGTAGATGTGACTGACGAGCAGGGTGGCAACGGCGTGCGGGTCTCCGTCATCTACACAGACTTGGCGACTCCTGACGACGAAGATAGATTTATCTTCACTATTCCCAGCGAAGTAATTTCAAGGATTGACTGATGACAGCACCCACAATCAACTACACGGATCGCGACTTCGAGTCGATCCGCACAGCCCTCGTCAACCGGATCATGGCCGAGTTCCCCAACACTTGGCGGGACTTCACAGAGTCAAACATCGGCATGGCGTGGCTGGAACTCGTCGCCTACACATTCGACGTTCTGAGCTTCTACACTGACGAGATGGTGCGTAACCAGTTTCTCGGTACGGCGAACGACCGGGAAGCCGTGATCCTCATCACTCAACTCGTCGGCTACAAACTCAGGCCCGCGACAAGTTCATCCGTCGTCGTTGTCGGAACGCTCTCCGCGTTGGAAGCCGTGGATATCGTGATTCAAGCGGGGTCGACTGTCGAAACAAATAACGGTGTCACGTTCGAGGTTCTGTCTGACCAGCAGATCATCGCGGGTTCCCTCACTGGCGATATCACGTTTGCTCAGGGCGTGACACAGCAAGATACTTTCTCGTCAGACGGCTCCGCCTTCCAAGAGTTCAAGTTGGTACTGGCTCCCGTCATCGACGGCTCCATAACACTCACGGTCGACGGATTTGTGTGGGCTGAAGTGGATTCCTTGGTCTTCTCGGACGAAGCCAGCGACAACTTCTCTATGCGAGTGGACGTAGACGACTTCGCTTACGTCAAATTTGGCGACGGTACGTCGGGGGCCATTCCGCAGGCAGCAGCCAACATCGTCGTCACCTACCGCATCGGCGGCGGCGTGGCAGGAAACATTGCCATTGGAGAACTCACGGAGTTACAGGTCCAAGGTCTCCGGGAAGGTTCATCCCCGGAAGAGTTCGTAACGGTCACTCTCGACAATCTTGAACGAGGCTCCGGGGGAGAAGACCGAGAGACCATCGAGTCTGCCAAATTCTGGACGCCACGCACCGTCGCCACGAATGGCCGGGCTGTCACGGAAGCCGACTTCGACACACTCGCCAGTCAGTTTACCGACCCCGTGTATGGCGCGCCTGCTTTTGCGAAAGCAAGGCTGAAACAGAGAATCCCGGAACTCAACACGGTGGAGATTTTTCTGTGGGCCAGAGACGGCTACGGAACCATCGTCGCCCCTTCGAGCAACCTGAAGACAGCCGTGCAAGCCTACTTCGATAACAACGGTGCCGGAGCGGTGAGGATCATCACCGTAGATACCGAAATACTTGACGGAGATAACGTCGTTGTGGACGTAGACGTACTCGTCACTGGAGACGGTACGGTCGCCGACTCTGAATTGATGCTGTCTGTCACGCAAGCTGTTCGCGCCTACTTCTCTCTGCCTGCAAATCAGCCCGGCACGGACATTCGGCTGTCAAGGCTCTACAACCTGATTCAGGTCACGGACGGCGTCAGCTACGCTCTCATCCGCCGTGTCACGGCGTCAAGCGAAACCAGTGAGGTTATTGGATCAAGCGATGGCGTCACGCAGATGCAAACGTGGACGACGTTTGAGCAACCTCTTGCAGGCACGATTGTGATCACGTCCGGGGAACACAGCATCACGGACGACGGTGCGGGTAACCTGATCGGTGACGTGGACGTAGGCTTTGCAAACACCGTGGATTACGACACGGGTGCGATCAGCTTCGGTTTTGCAACTCCTGTCCCTGCAAACGAAGAGGCGATTACAATCGTCTATCGCTACCCTCTGGAGTATCAGCGGTCTGAGACCGGATTGCACACGGGCAATGGAGTGACGACGCGATTCAAAGGTCAGCTTGCGACCTTCCCTGTCGTGCCGGGGTCTGTGGCCTTCACGGATGCGTACCAAACTTGTGCAGACGACGGTTCCGGCGCATTGGTTGGTGACGATCTGGACGCCACTGGCGTCAACACCTTCGACTACGATACAGGCACCTACGATTTCACCTTTGACACTGCACCTTCATCGTCGCGAACCATCGCAGCCATGTATCGACAACTCTTGTCGGTGAACGCTGGCGACGTGCCTATTGACGAGCAGCAGTTGGCCGTTTCTGGGTTTGTCGACGTGGAGATTCAAACTGGCGTTGGGGGGTGATGAGTGAATATCGGCTTGTACGATTTGCTCCCCCTTGCCATCAGGGTCCACGACCAAAAAGCATCCGGGGCGGGGAGTGAAGATTCAATTCTGACTCGTGTAATTGGCACAGTCGTCCAAGATGAGACGGACGAACTGGTTGCCCTTATTGCGGGTATGCGCGACCTGATCCAGCCGTCGTTGACGACAGACCTGATTCTGTCTCTCCTCGCTGAGTACCTTGGCGTCACAGGGTTCTCGTTCTCCGAAGTTGAAAACGATCGAGGAGAATACGTCGCCAACCTTGCGGATGCCCACAAAATCAAAGGCACGTTGCTTTCCATACTTCGGGAAATGCAAGCAAGGAACATTGCCCCGGACACTTTCATCCACGAGCTTTGGAAAGACGAACGCTACGCGGTTGATGAGTACGCTCTTATTGAGTCTGACACGCTTTACGGGAGTGGGATGAAAGCCGCTCGCATCGTGTTCATCAACGATCCTTACGAGGCAGAGCCTACCCCAAGCGATGGCTCCGTGAAGGGTATCTTCGCAGAAGATCAAGTTCCGTTTCTGACTGCCAATCAGTGGCGAGAGCGGTTGAACAACGTATTTCCAATTCACGTCATTGTTCCCGTTCCCGTGTGCCGTGTTGCGTTATCTGATGACGCCCCTGTTATGACAGAAGATTTTAAGGGTACGATCTACGGTCTCTTTGAAGACAACTTCCCCATCATCACTGACGAGTTAGAAATCGTCATTGAGTGCGTGGCTTCATGTCAGGTCAGTTGTCAGGAAAGATGTGAGACTCTTTGCGAATTTACTTGCGAGACGACTTGCGAGTCTTCGTGTCAGGCCCTTTGTGAATCTGATTGTCAGGCTGTTTGCCAGAGTTTTTGTCAGGCTTCTTGCGAGTCGGATTGTCAGGATTCTTGCCAGAGCTTTTGTCAGGCTTCTTGCCAGAGCGTTTGTCAATCCGCGTGTGAGGTGAATTGTCAGCAGGCTTGTCAATTTGGCTGCCAAGACGCGACGGAATCCTGCCAATCATTTTGCGAACTCAACTGCCAGACAGACGCGGAAATTATTTGCAGCGACCAGTGCCAGACGACTTGCCAATCAGCCGCACAGAATCCTTGTCCGACAGGAGAGATACCAATTAACTAGGGGGAAGTGCGTGGAGCGGGAGTCAGTTTACTGCCAGATGTACTGCCAGACGGCAACCGAATTAGGGGTCTGCACGACGGCGTGTGAAAACTTTTGCCAGCAAGGATGTGAAGTCAGTGGATGCGAGGAAGGGTGTCAATCCAGTTGCGTTGGTGGATGCGAGTCGTCCGGGTGTGAATCCGCGTCTTGTCAGCTTGCGTGCGAGAAGAGCCAGCAAGCCGACTCTTGCAGTAAATCCTGCGAGAGTTCTGGCTGCCAGTGGTCTTGTACGACCGGCTGCACGTCAAGCTGCGAACTGGAAGGTTGCCAGACTGACTGCACACTTACCTGCCAAGCGGCCTGCCAGAGCGACGGAGAGGCTCAGGGAGCCTACGAGCCGGAGTCTGGGGGTCACTGTCAGACAACGTGCGAACAAGCGTGTCAGGAAGCCTGTGAGGGTGCTACGACGTGCCAGACGTCGTGTCAGACAACGTGCGAATGGGATTGTGAGTTTGACTGTGAACTGGAACAGCAGGCTGGGCAGTCGCCGTCTGCTGGTGCTTGTGAGTTCGGATGCGAGTACACTTGTCAAAATTCCGTCCAAGGAAAGCCTCAACTCCCCCGGTGGGAAGAGGCTCTTGCAGAGTACGGAAGGCTCTCGTCGCGGGAGCTTAACAGCGAATTTTCTTGTGAATCGTCCTGCACTGGTGGATGTACGACCGCTTGTCAGGCAGACGCCGGTTGCCAAATGCTGGTGCAAGGCGGATGTGCTGTGTCTTGTGAGTCGAATGGTTGTCAACTGAGTTGGGAATCGGAGATGGAGACGGATGCTCCGAATTTATGATATTTTGCCGCTCGTAATCAGGCTCCGGGATGCGCAAGCGTCCGGGTCTGGTGGCATCGATCCAATCCTGAAACGCATTACGGATCGTCTTCTCCAAGACGAGTACGATACGCACGCTGCGCTCATTGCGGGGATGAAACAGCTTAACAACGCCCTGCAAACCGACAGCCCCTATCGCGCTCTGCTGTTTCAATTTTTAGGTGAGCAGGTCGCGGAAGGCTGGACAGAATCTCTGGAGAGGTTTCTGCTGAGCGAGGCCATCCCTTGGCACAAGGTCAGTGGCACAGTTCACGGTTGGACGAAGACGATGGTCTACCGTGTCGCGGGTGCGTATGACTTCTACGAGCTTTTCAAAAAGCAGCCGTATGAGGTTGGAGACTACAACCCGCAGTCAAACGCAGAGTTTCCCCTACGCGCGGCTCGCGTTGTCATCTCTCCCGCCGGGTTGTTCCCCTACGACTGGTCGACGGACACGATCATCGCTGTCCCCCCTTACATTCCCGGACCCCCGCCTCCGGGTCGCGTTGCTCCAATCGATATTGATTACGACGTCCCGGAAGTGGATTACGACGCCGAGCTTCCGGCTGCGGTTGTGGACCTGTTTGAGCCTTGCGAGAAACTCGTCAGTACGGAGCGGGGGCCGGATCACCTCTTTGGCAAGTCGCTCGCGATCATTGAGCATCCCGCAACAGACGTGCCTTACGGGACACTGGCGGCGTCCACCAGCTTTGAGGATACGTTCGTTGACGCCGACGACACTGCGCTGTCTGCCCACGTTTCCGACTCAGGGCATACTTGGCGATCTGTGCAGTTTGGCTCCTTCGAGGGTGGCGACATAAAAATCGTCGACAACAAGCTGCTCAACCCGAACAGCACAAGCGAAGCCGAAAACGGTCACAACTTCAAAGTCATTGACGCGGCATTCTCCGCAGACGCTACGGTTTCCATTGATTTTTTGATGGTAAACGACTCCGTTGCGGGAACACCCACACCGCATGTACGCGAAGCCGATGAGCTTGGCCTCACGACTCGCATGTCGTTCGCCGCACCCTTGGGAAGCGGTCAGGAGTATCCAGACTACATTTTTGGTCGCGCTTACGATGACGTCGGCCTAGATGGTACGTTCAGACTTGGTATTGATGCCGTCGTGGGTAGCGATATTTCCACACTAGCGTTAGGCAGCGTTGAGCATGATAAGACAAAGTGGTGGAAGCTCACGATGACGTTGTCCGGGACAACGATCACGCTCACCACGACACCTGTCGGACACAGCGGAGTAGGTGACTCAATCACCGCTCAGTCTTCAGTCAACATCACAGAGAAAATGTTTGGCCTTTGGGTCCGGCAGGTCGGAGATCGCGGCAACACAAATCCCGTATCGCTCTTGGACAACATGAGCATCGTCGCGGACCCCGTAGGTGTCATCAGCGTCAACGACGCGGGGACTGACCTGTTTGTCGGCGAGCCTCAGTGGACCAACTTGGCGACAGGGTTTTTCCACCAAGGTCGCGTGCTGCGTTACCGACAACGAACGGACGGGGTGTGGGTTTACCAAGAGCAGATTGTTGCCCCACTCGTCGACCCACTAACCGGCGACCCCTTCACCGAAAACACTTTCTTCGGCACGTCCGTCTACGCGCACGGTGATTATCTTTGGGTTACCCAACAGCAAAATTGGGCGTGGATTTTCAAACGCGGTGCAGACGGAAATTACGTCAACGTCGACTCCACGAGTAAGACCCCTGCGACACCCATCCGTCGCCGGGCAGTCATGGAAACACACCCGCGAACGGGGATAATCTACGCCGCCTCGATTGTCCGCACCCCCGCTTCGTTAATAAATTACCTTGAAGACCTGTTTTTAGACGTAGACGAAACAAAGCTGACAGACCACGTCGTCCAAGGGACAGCGGGATGGACTGGGTGGAACAAGGTTCTCGGCACAGACCCGCGAATTATTAGCAACGGATTGCAGGTCTACAACACATCTTCAACTGTTGGTCTAAACGAGATCGTACTCGACCTTCGGCCCAATGTCCTTGCTCAAGGCGTTGTTCAACTGAACAACGCAGACTTCATGGGGTTTGCTGCGAGAGGTGTATTTTCTGGGATCGACTCGACTTACTTTCGCGGTGTGTTGCAGGCTGATGGGAAAATTGCCATCTACTGGGTCACTGCGGGGGGGACAACCCAATTACTAAGGCGAGGCACGGTCTCCCACAACTTAAACGAGAGGTGGCATCTTGCTCTGAGGTTGTCTGGGCGATCTCTCCAGCTTACGAGTACCGGGGCAGGTCTAGGTCAGGCCCCCGGTGATACAATTTCTGTTAAAAACTCAAACAACATTGCTGCGATACGTTTTGGTCTGGTGCATCAACATGACGGAGGAGGTGTTGAGTCCGAAGTTGAAGCTGTCTTCGAGGACGCATTTTTCACAAATATAGGGAATGCAACTCTCGACAGCGTTCAGCTTCACCAAGAAAATGTGGGCAAGACTGGGTTCGATGAAGTTGGCTCTTTGATCGCCGTTGAGGGTGCCGAATCCATTCACGCCGCCGGAAACTTCATCGCGGTTGGTCGACCGAAAGCCCCCACGGATTACACCAAGCCCGGCACAACGACGACGACAGGAGACCTGAGTCATCTCTGGGGTCCACCGGACGGGGAGTGGGTTGGTGGATCGTCTGCCGGGGGTCCATCGAGCGAAGTAACACCTTGGACCATCTGGCCGCAACAAACGTCGGACTACATCGCATCCATTGGCCCACGAACGGTTGCGACGACAGACAAGTCTTACCGACTTATTTTCAACGTGAAGTTACCGAACGAGAACAACCCGCCGCTCAAAGCGAAGGTGACCGGGGTCGAGATGACGCTTACGCGGAACTCGATGATTGGGTCGGGTCTCGTCACAGACTACGCACTTGGGTTGGTCATCACAGGTTCCGGTGCGAATCTACCGTTTGGTGGAACGGGTGCCGGGTCAAATCAAGTGGCGGGTCAGGCGTGGTCTGTTGTTGCACCCCAGACGCCGCAGACCGTGACTTACGGTGGCTACGGCAATATGTGGGGGTACGACGTCCCCGGCAGGTTGTTCCCCTCTGGAGACCCTAACCTGCGAGACTTCGGTGAGAGGCCGCTGATCGTCGAAGACTTTGTCAAAGGCTTTAGCGACCACGGTGCGGCGTCGTTGTCGAACGCCCGCGTCTACTACACCGTTGGTGGCTTGAGCGCCAACTCAGACGGCAGGCTGCACAACGCTACGGTCAAAATCTACTACGAGCTTGAAGGGGGTACGGCGGTCTGGGTTGGTCACGTCGACATTTTTGAAGTCGTCGAAGAAACACCCGGAACGCTTGGCCTTGAGTTCGTCAAAGAGGTTCACGCTGAGGACGAGGCAGAGGCCATCGCCGGAGCCATCGCTGCCGGGGGGACCGCCTCAGAGTTTGGTAGCGACGTTCACATGCGGGGCAACGAACTCGTCGTTGCATCCCGATGGCCGGAAGCAACCATTCCGGGGGACTCTACAGGCGCTCGTGTAAAATTCAGTGGCGGTGCATACCTGTTTTACGACAACGGAAATGACGGCGGTTTCCGTCAGGCACAGCAGTTGCAAAGAGCCTACCCAGAAACCCTTCCGGGGTTCAGTGGTAATCTCTCCGTTCTCGCAGCCGCTTCTGTTTTCATTGGCGACGGGTTTATCGCGGTCGGCTCACCGGGAGATTACTGGGACGCAACCTTCAAAAATTCTTTGGGAGCCGCAACAGGAACGGTCACGCTCTACGAAGGGTTGTACTCTTACAACGGGTACATGGAGTCTCAGGTCATCGCAGCGTTTGGAATCAACGGTCGTCAAGATTCAGACTTGTCTCCTCAAGACTGGGACATGGCCTTTGGTGATTGTGTCGCGGGTATCGATGACGAGTTGGCTGTCGGTGCGTGGGGCGACAATTTCGACGTCTCCGGGCAGAATGAAATACAAGACGCGGGGGCCGTCTACACCTACTGTAAGGGTGCGTCACTTCCCACGGTTGAAGAGGAAGACGAGGGGCGAGACGCCCTTGTCTGCCTTGACTTCGCAATCTTACCCATCGGTGGTTTGGACACGACCTACGCGGCGGACGACACAACGTCGATGCTCGTGGTCAACATGCAGTTCCCGCCACAACCTGTTTCCGTACCGCCACTCACGTTCACCGGACCTTTCGATCTGATCGGCGTTCGTTTCCGCGCGTGGTCTGCCGACACCTACACGGTGAATATCAACAACAGCTTGGCGGAGGGTTCGACTAATAAACGATCCATTCAAGTCAACAGTTTTGAGGTGAAGGAATACGAGGTTTGGTGGACGGCAGACGATCTGAGTGTTCCTCGCTGGAATGACTCCGACATTGATTGGGAGACGTTCTGGGTTTCGTTCACCACGAACGGCGGGCTGGTCTCCATCACGGCTGCCGAGTTCATCGTCAGGAAGCAAGCCAGCGATCTGCCGTGTCCCTCAGACAACTTTTCTTTCCAAAGCGCAAGCAGCGTAGGCGTCGGGTCGGGAAATGGGGCGGTGACAACTCCGTGGGAGTCGGGGGCAGGCATTTCGGGCCACGTAATGTCCATCGGCCCTCGCGTGGGTGCCTCGACTGACCGCTCTCACCAGATTATTCAATGGCAAGGTGTTTCGCAGGGTGAGGCAGAGGGCCTGCCTCTTGACGCGGTGCTGACAGGTATTGAGTTAAAAATGACCCGGCGGGCAGACGGTGGCCCGATACAAGACTACGCGGTGCATTTGCAGGTTAGAGACTCTTACGAAAACTACCTCTGGGATTTGAACTTCAGAGGAACCAATCAGTCCGCAGGTGCAACATGGGGCGCGACCACGGAAACCGTGACCTTTGGTGGTCCGGGAGATATGTGGGGTCACGACCCGACTGGACCTGTTGAACCCACCACTGATCCGATAAATCCAAATCGAGATTTCAGTGTTGAGCCTTTGATCCTTGCCGATTTTGTGCTTGGCGCAAACAACCCCAATCCACTTTCAGTAAACGCCGCTTTCTGGATCGAAGTCGATGGTCTGGACGCTACCTCAGACGGTAAGTACATCTCTGCCATCACCACGCTCTATTACGAGTCTTCGTGTGCAGTTGCGGGTTCTCTCACGAATATCGAACCCCCAAACAGCGGAGGAAGCCAAGGTGGGACGCTTAATACAACTCGATGGGCAATCTCCTCTTCCCCCCAGAACCCTCCGTACATCGGACTCATCGGACCCGGAAATGGAGAGTCGTGGCGTAGGACCACTAATGTCAGACTGCCAAGCGAGGGTATAGACGATAGTCTTCTCAACGCTGTCGTGACGGGCATCGAAGTGAAGATGGGGAGGACAGCGACAGCCCCCGTCAACGATCTTGGTGTCGCGGTGATGTGTAACAATTCTGGTGTCTGGTGGGATGATGTTAGAGTAAACCGATCAGCAGGGGCCGCATGGGGGGCTGAAGAGGTAGTTACCTTCGGCAGCCCTACAGACTTGTGGGGGTACAAGAATGGACCGCTGTTTTCCACGTACAGAGATTTTGACGCAAGACCGTTGACGGTGAGGGACTTCGTCCGTGGTTACAGCGACAACGCCTCGAAGCCTCTCCCCAGCGGCAGCCTATCGAACATGAGCGTCTACGTCGTCGTAGACGGATTGACGAGTTCGTCGCGGGGTAGAATGTACTCCCTTGAGACGACAATTTATTACGAGGCTCCCGGCGGTGGTGGGGGTGGAGACCCCGGACCCGGACCCGGATTTTACAACCACACTACCGAAGTTGAGTCGAACAACAACTCGATAACGATTTCCGAAAACGCTCCTGCTAATAACCTCTTTCAGGGTGGTGTTGGCGTAACCACAACAATTATCTCCGTTGGGGGTGCAGGGGCCGGAGGCATTCACCGCGTAGACAACGGGATGCACTTGCGGTTCCCTAACGTGGATATCCCACGGGGCTACACGATCACGGGGGCTTCGCTTTACCTCTCACCCTACGGATACTTTTCAAACCCGAAACCGATAGACGCCCACGGCCCACCGAAGGGGATGACACTTGTTGACGGTGAGTTGAGTGGAGACGCAAGTCGGCCACAGGATATTGCAGATTACCTAAGCCGACCACGAACCTCAGCGAATGTTGCGTGGCCGCTGCCTGTGTTCGACTACTCGAACGGTGCGCAGTCGCAGGGTCTCCGTCCCCCAGACTTGAGGCACATCGTACAGGAGATTGTCAGTCAGTCTTCGTGGTCGTCAGGAAACGCCCTCAGCCTTTCGGTCATGCCTCATCCGAATTTCTCGACTGGTGGAACCGCAAGCTCGTACTGGACCAAGTGGATTCACAACTACGCGGCTAACTCAGCCAATCGTGAGTCTCGCCTCTTCATCACTTACCAGCCAAATAACGACGGTGATGATGGGGGTGGCGGCGACGTCATCGTCGAATCTTGCTTGCAAGCCTGCGAATGTATTTGTCAGTCATCCGCAGAGCTAGGGGCTGATGGGTGCGTAACCACTTGCGAGACCTCTTGCCAAGGCACCTGCGAACAAAACTGCCAGACGGCGCTGGAGACCGTCACCTGCCAAGGTCAGTGTGAAGTTGGCGTCGAACCCAATTCCACGTTCTCTCTTCCCCCGGACCAAGACGGAATCACCCTGTTCCAGTACGAGCTTGAGGGGACCATTGAGATCAATGCGTGCCTCGGAAACTCCATTCGGTTTACCGACGCGATGGCCTTGCTGGACACCTACTTTCGGGACCAACGGCCAATCCATGTTCTCCCCGTGTACTGCCTGACGATCGCAGACTTCCCGGAAGTGGCTTCTGTCGCGGGTGACGATTTCTTCGTGCGGGTGCTTGCCAATTTTCATGACCACCTTGCTGCCCAAGCTGACAATCTGGAAATTCTCCCGGAATGCACAGTGGGCTGCCAAGTAAGTTGCGAGACATTTTGTGAGGTAGGTTGCGAGGATAATTGTCAGGGGATTGGAGCCTGCGAAAGCTCTTGCCAGCTTAGCTGTGAGGCCAATTGTCAGACTGATTGTGAAATCGTCTGCCAAGCCGGTTGCGTCATCAGTTGCCAAGCCGACGCTTGCCAGAGTTTTTGCCAGTCATCTTGCGAGGCTGATTGTCAGATCGCGTGTGAAGATCAATGTCAGGGAGCTTGCGAGATCGCAGGTTGCCAGCTTTCATGCACCGCCGGATGTGAAGACTCCTGCGAGTTTGATTGCCAGCATGAATGTGAATTTGATTGTCAGTCCCCGGCGGAAGTTTCTTGCCAGACTTCTTGTCAGGATTTTTGTGAAACGTGCTGCCAAGATTCTTGCGAAGGTGTCGGTTGCCAGACGACTTGTGAGCAAGTTTGCCAAGCCTCTTGCGTCTCTGGTTGTGAGGAATCTTGTGAGACAAATTGTCAGACTTCTTGCGAGGCCGGTTGCCAGTCAACTTGTGAATTTAATTGTCAGGCAGATTGCGAAGGTGCTGGATGTGAGGTTGGTTGCGAGGGGGGTTGTCAGGAAGGTTGCCAGTCCTCTTGTGAGGTGACTTGCGAGGGTGCCTCATGCCAGATGGCCTGTGAAGGCAACGGTTGCCAGAGTTGCTGCGAATGCCAATGCCAGTCGACAGGCTGCGAGAGCAGTTGCACGTCCGGGTGTACTGAAGGTTGTCAGACAGGCTGCGAATCCGGCTGTCAGGACGCGGGAGGCTGTGAGACCGGCTGTGAAATGGCCTGCGAGGGTTCAACCGAATCCTGCACCGATTGTTGCGAAGTTTGCTGTGAAGAATACACAGAATACGGATGCACGCTCGGCTCCTGCGAGTCTACTTGCACGGCGGTGTCTTGCCAGTCTGCGACTCAGACACCGCCACCGATTCCTCCGCCACCATCGCTTAACGATTGCGGGGATAACCGGCTTGTAAACCCAAGGTTTGATGAATTTCAGGAAGTTGACCGGCCCGGTGTAATAGTCGGTTGGATGACAGAAGAGGGGACACCTTATCGAGATGAATTCGTTTATCACACGCCGGAGCATTCGTGGCACGGCCTGTCAGGGACGCATAGTTCGTCTCAAGCCATTGTCGCGACGTCAGACGAAATCTTTCACATCGATCAGGTTGGTGGAGGTATGCTCGCATCCGCATCTATGTGGGTGAAACGGGCGTCTAACGCAGACTCCGCACTGCTGAGTCTGCTTTTCTTAGATACCAGTGCCAGAGTGATAAGCCGACAGGATGCCACGATAGCCGCAGGTGCGGATGGCTCCGGGACGTGGCAGGAGATAACGATTCCCTCTGGAGACCTGAACTTATTTATGCCCGTGGGAACCCGCGCCATTCGTCTCATCATCCAGTCAGAGGGCGACGTCCACATCGACGACGTTCACTTCGGGATGTGCTACGGTAAACTCCAGCCGCCTACGGATGAGCGGTCTGTTCCATGCTGCCCCGAACCCATCAAAGAAACTCTGTATGCGTCAATCTCAGCACCGGGGAACCTGATTGATGGTGCGGTCGTCCCAATACTGACTCAGACTGTGGGGACGGAAGCTCCGTGGGAGAATATCACGGAGCTTTGTGGTTCTAACTGGTTCTTCGACTTGATTTGCCCTCTTGGGACTGGGGTTGGAGACTTTACTCTCCGAATGGAAAACGCCGAGTCTGGTGTAGACGCCACTGTCAACCCTGACGGCGGAGCAAGTTGCAGCCCGTTGTTCTTGGTCTTCACCTACACAACAATTACTACGATAGCGAGCGACTGTGGCCCATCAGGTCAAACTATCGTAATCACCATCACAGACGTTGCACCGTGACCTCATGGAACCTTGTGTAATTTGTCCGCTGCCGGAACTCTGTGAAGCCTTCGACTGGCACGTCATCGGCAGCATGTGGACTTTGTGGAAATCACCATCACCGCACGCAGAAGAGTACAGGGTTATCTGGGTCACCAACGCGAATCTTGATCTTGAAGAAACCCGTAATAAGTTTGGTGGTGGACACCCCGGCGGGCCGGAGTACACTACGGATTGCATCTACAGAGGAGAGACAGAACGCAGGCACAAATGCGAGTCGTGTGGGGACGGCTGGTATGCACCGATCAAACATTGTGATGTTCATGGCGAATGCACGTTGTTCAAGGTCCAGATCGAGGGCGTGACTCTGTGTCCCTGCCCTCAACAGGTCGTTAAACTTTTGGTGTGATGCAGCAGGGAGGGGAAGGTACAAGTGGAAGGTCTACCGAAAGAGATCAGAGTCCCGGCACAACTCATCCACCGGGCGAAGATCACGCATCACGTCTCGTATGTTGAGGCGATGCTTAACGATATCTCTCGTCGGTTCGGGACGCGGATTGTAGAAGACGCCGGGCTGGGTTTTCCTACACCCTTGTCATTTGAAATCGGTCTTGGCTCCCTTCGATGTGCGATCGACTACAACGACCTGCCTCAACTTCCTCCCCGCGCGGGGGAGTTTGATTTCTGGATCAAGTTTCACACGACTTCGGCTCATGTCCCGTTCGGTAACGTGCTTCCTTTCCCCCCGTGCAGCTTCTCCAACTGGGATCAGTACCGGGAGTTGGAAAGCGATATCCGCTACGCGGCCAGCGGAGATACAATCCTGCACGCCCAAAGGACCAAGATCACCTTGCGGGCGCAACAGTGGGCGGAAGACCTGACCCGGCGACGAAGTCTCGTCAGAGAGCAACTTCGGGGTCGTTATGGAGACGAGGTGGATGTAGACTTCACCGATCAGGTGACGTACTGGCGGAAAGCGTCAACCTGTTTGACCAGCGTTCACGCTCCGGGTATGTGGAATAACATGCTCGACCGAGCGCAGTTGCAGATGTTTGGTTTTGGCGTTTGCACGATCAGCCCAGTTCTTTACACGCGGTTGTCCCCCTCCGGTTCTCCTGTTCCGGGGGAGCATTACATCGCTTGTCGAGACGACTACGCAGACCTGATTGAAAAAGTTGAATGGTGCCGGGAAAATCGAGAGAAGTGTTGTGAAGTTGGCGCGGCGGCGAAACGCCTGTTCCAAGAAAATTGTCTGCCGGAAGCTGTTTGGTCTATGGTGGGCCGAACGACAGTCAAGAAAATGATGGCGGGTTTCTGATGGGGTTGCGGAGAACGACACACAGAGGAAAGTCACGGCAAATCGTCCGTGGGCAGAAAGGCGGGAAGCTACCGGCCATCACAGACGGCGTGCCGTTCTTCTCGTTCCAGAACTTTCCGTTGATTCGCAAGCAACTGGTCGAAGCCGTCCGGGGCTGTAAACACAGAAAAGACACAGGCACGATCACAACGGAACCTTGCTGCCGTGTTGAGCAGGGAAGAGTTTACCACTGCAACCTCTACGATCATTACCCCGCGAAATTGTATGACTGTTTGAACTGCCAGAAGAGATTTGCAATCGACAAGGAAGCTCAATGGATACAGCCGTTGGTACAGCTATCGCAGGGCTTGGAACCACCGCAATCATTGCCCGGAGTTCAATCGGCTCTTGCGTCAGACGACCCATCAACTGGTGTTGTGAAAGAGTTGCCGGGGCATTTGGGCGGAAGCTGACCATGCTTTCGGAGTGGTGCCTGTACTGCTGCGGGTTCTGGGTAGGGATGATGTTTAGCGTTTTGGGTTACGGCTGGTTGGGAAATATCGGGATGGACGGTATGTTTCTGGTAGGTGTAACTTGGGTTGCGTCTGAAGCCTCAAATTTTTCTGAGGTACTCTGGTACGGTTTTATGGAGCGGGGTCAAGACCCCGGCGAAAGGAAATAGAATGGCGAATAGACTTCTCAACGCGCACTTGAATCCTCGCATTCAGTGTGTGCCGCTACGAAGTGATGAGTCCCCGGAACTGGTCTACGTCAAGGTGGCGGAAGGGCTGGAGTTCGCGATGGACCCCAACAGCATGTGTGTGATGCAGATCGACGGTCCTGAAGACTTCATCGAGTTGAGAAACAACCCGCCGACGCCCTACGTCATGGCGAAGTACAAACCAAACTTTCAGCGGGCCGGTGGAGACCCCCCTGTACGTTCGTTGGTGCTGGAAGCATGTCACGATTGCAATTTGGCCTGTTCGTACTGCTTCGTCCGCAACTATTATGCCGACCACGGGACGGGCAACTACATGACGTTCGAGACGGCCCGAAGTGCCATCGATCGTCTGCTGGACCCCCGCCAAAAGTTGTCGGTCGGTTTCTTCGGCGGGGAGCCGATGTTGAACATGAAGCTCCTCAAAGAAGTCACGGCCTACGTCGAGCATCTTGCACTCACGCAAGGGCCGGGCTGTAAAGCCTGCGGTGGAGGGGGGCTTACCAGAGGCGAGCAGTGTCGTGGCTGTCGCGGCACAGGAAAGCAGAGTCCGGGTCTGCATGTCACGACAAACGGAACGCTCTACTCTGAAGAGAATCTGCGGTTCCTTGCGGATCACGGATATTCTCTCATCACGTCTATCGACGGAACGAACGAGGCTCACGACGCGCTTCGTCCCATGAAGCGTTCTGGTCGAGGCTCTCACAAACAGATCATGTCCGGTCTGGAGCGGATGCTGAAAATCGCCCCAACTCTCACGAAGAGCAACACGCTGCGTTCCACGTTCTCCGCGATGCGGGGGGAGACGATCCGAGAACGTCTTGAGTTCCTCAATCAGATTTGTGACGACGGCAAGGCGTCATGGGTCAGCGTTGAGCCAGCCGCGATGAGTGAAAACACCTGCTTCATCCCGAATCAGGACGAACTCGAAATCCACATAGGAAATGTGTGGGATCGATTTTACGACGAGTACATGGATACGGCTGACTGGTGGATCGAACGAGCAACCGCCGGGAAGCAGCCACGGTTCCACAACATTCACAAGAGCCTTGAGCGGCTCTTCTGGACAGTCCACTCCGGGACAGAATGTGGAGCGGGAGCCGGATACGCTGCGGTCAACGCCAAGGCAGAAATCTTCGGGTGCCACCGAGAGAGCAACAGCTACCTCGGCACGCTCGTCACAGGAGTCGATCCGAAGCTCCGCCAACCTTGGCTCGACAATCGAATCTACACGCGAACTGGCTGCATGAACTGCGGGCATCGTTACGCTTGTGGTGGGGGTTGTCGTGAGGATTCGATGGGGGATAAGGGCAACATCCACGAACCCAGCAACGTCCATTGCACGTTGAAGGAAATGTGGATTCGCAGTGCCTTGAAGGTCATGGCATCCTTGCCGAAGAAAACCATCGCAAGGTTCTGCTCCGAACCCCGGAAGATGGACAGCCGGAAGCTCTACGGTTTTATCTCTGGCGACACGCTACCCAGAGACAAATCGGGCATCATCGAAACGAAGTGGGTTGAGAACATCCCGCTTTCCGCGCTGGTGAGAGAGGGAGTCGATCCGACTGTTCCCGTTCCTGACTTTCATGATGAGCCAATTGATCAGACCGTCGTCGACACGGCGTACAACCCGGCGGGGCCTGTTGAGCTTCCTGCCGCTGTCCAAACTGCACTTCGATAAAGCATCAGATGGAATTGAAACTCGCGGAAACTCCTGACGGAAAATTCTTCGTCTATGAGGGTGACTACATTGGGGACATGCTGCTGGCTGGCGAGCGATGGGAGCCTTGGGTTCTCGATGCGATCGCGGGCTGCGCGGACCGATCCAAAGTCTTCATCGACGCCGGTGGTTTTTACGGGACGCACGCGGTCTTCGCCGCAAGCCGTTTCAAGCACGTCCACGTCTTCGAGCCTTACCCGGACTTCGCGAAGATACTCCGGCGAAACCTCGCGTTGAATGGAGTAACCAACGTCACCGTCCACGAGATGGCGTTGGGTCGAGACGAGCGTAGCGTGCGGATGCTTGATTTCGCAAATATCGATGAAATCCACCCGATGAACCTTGGTGGGCTGTCCAGCCTTACTCGGCAGCAAGACCATTCCATTTCGGCATCTCAAGTCACGCTCGACAGCCAAATGATTGCTAACGTGGGGGTGATCAAAATTGACACGCAAGGGACGGAGTTCCGGGTGTTGGAGGGGTCGAGAGAAACCATTGGACGCTACAGGCCCATCGTTTTTATCGAGGGGTCTGAGAAGCAGCTTGCAGTCTACGGAGACTCATTCCGCGACGTGCGAAGATTTTTCGTCAACCGCAAATACAAACGCTTGATCCGACTCAAAAAAAATTGTGCGGATTTCATGGGGGTGCCTAAACGGTGAAGGTCTTATTCGTTTGTCACAAATCATGGTGGGAATGGAAATGCCCTCCGTTCTGGCCGGAAATGTTTTTTGCTCTTGAAAAACACCCCGAAGTCAAAATTGTACGGACTGGTCCTCGCTGGGGCGGCTGGGATGAAAAAGCGTCGTTGAAGCAGAACATCGAAAGACTGATGCCTGACGCCGACGTGGTTTTCATGTGGCGACCGTTTGGCATCGTGGAGTTCGGCGGCTTCCGGGGCGCAGACGAACGTATCGATCAGCTAAAAGTCTCCGCGTACCAAGACTCTCCGGTCAAAGGTGCGATCGAAGCTAAGAACGCGGGCCTTGACCTGCTCTTCTATCACGATCACTGGGACAGACAGTTCTTTCAGGACTGCGGTGTTCGATCTGTCTACCTGCCACTGGCGGTCAACCTTGATCTGTTTGGCGAGTGGGGCAACAACCAAGAGGGTCGATCAACACCGATCCTCTTGACAGGAAACACACAACAGCAGACCTACCCGCTGAGGTATCGCTACGAGCGTATCCTGCGGCACAAGCGAGGCATCCAAGGCCGCATCCGCCCCATGCCGGGCTACCGGATGAAATCTCTCGATCACGTCATGCAGGAGCAGAAACGGTACGTTCGATCGCTTTGCAACTCCCGAATTTCTATCGTCACGTCCTGCCCTCACATCCCGTTGACACTGCGAAAGTATTTTGAGTCGATGGCTGCGGGCTGTGTCCTCGTCGGTGACGTCCCCCACTCTCCCCCCGATGACGTGAAAAGCTGCATCAACGTGGTCAGCATGAAGATGAGTGATGCTGAACTCGTCGCGACGGCAAACCGGCTGGTGAACGATCCGAAAGAATGCGAACGTCAACGACAGCGGAACCGAAAAATCGCGGAGAATTACAGCTACACGGAGTTTGCTAAACGCTGGGTGTCCGCAGTGAAGGAAAGTCTGGCGTCTCGATGAAGATTCACGTCGTCAAAAGCGAAGACACTTGGATTCTGAAGCGGGTCGCTGAGTCGATTCGCATACCCGGCGTCACAGTCTCTGACAGGCCGGACCCGATGGCGAATATCAACTTTTTCGTCAGCTATCAGGGCTGGAACCAACGGCGAATCACGGATTCTCTTTGCGTTCCGTGGATGACGCACCTTCCCGCACAGCTTGACGACGGGGGCTGGCGTCGAAAGAAGTTCCGAGACGCGGCTGCCAAGGCAGACTTCTGCATCGCCATGAGCCAGAACACCGCGAATGACTGCCCGGCGGAGAAGACTGCCGTTTGGGGAGGGGCTGTCGAACCTCGTTTCATCAAGCCTCACATCGTCGTCGGCGTGTCCGCGAAGATTAGCCGGAGAAAGGGGGAGGCTCGGATTGAGGCGATTAGCAGAATTCGTGGAGTTAGCTTGAAGGTTACCGGCGGCAATCTGTCGATGGATGAACTTGCTGAGTGGTACAAGGGTTTGGATTATCTGGCCGTCACCAGCGACACGGAAGGCGGACCCTACTCCGTGCTGGAAGCCATCGCCGCCGGGGTGCCTGTGATTGCCCCCGACGTCGGTTGGTGCTGGGAGCATCCTGTGATCCGTTACGACGGCACAACGGTAGGCTTGGTGAATACCATCAACAGACTTCGTCCGGCTCCCGATCCGTGGGGTGCGGCTTCGGTTAGGCTGGAAATAATTTTTCGTGAGATGCTGGAAAGATCGAAGACATGAATGTGAAGCCAATCTCAGGTAAATTCTCAAAACAGTGGCTGAGCCGCTACCGTCAAATTCTCAGCCTGATTCGTCTCCACAAGCCACGATCCATCGTTGAAGTCGGCGCTTTCACCGGCGAGCGGGCGAGCGGGATGATCGAGGAAGCGGTGAGGCATCACCCGGAAGGCGGCGTAACGTACACCGGATACGACCTGTTTGAAGACGCGAACGGAGAGACGGACGCGACAGAATTCAACGTCCGCCCACATCCCAAGGAATCCAACGTCGCTGATCGGCTGCAAAGACTCTGTGACCAGTTCAAGGGCCGTGCGCAGTTCCGACTCGTCAAGGGGAACACGCGAGAGACGCTCCAGCCGCAGCGTGCGGACTTGGCGTTCATTGACGGCGGACATTCCGTGGAAACGATCCAAAGCGACTATAACGCCCTCAGCGGCTCTGACGTGGTCATTCTGGACGACTACTACGAGTCGAGTGGGGGGCGGACGGGGCCGGATACCAAAAAAGTTGGCTGCAACGCCTTGGTTGCCGATCTTACCGATTTTTCCGTACTCCCTACCCATAATCCCGTCACGGGTGGCGGTCGGGTCAAGCTGGTGGTCCGTTTTGGGTCAGACAGGCTCCGTGGCGTGCGTGTAAGGCCCGATGGCCCCCTCATGCCATACTTCTATCACGATCACAACTGTGGCTCTCCTGCGTCTCTCAGGCGTACTGAGAGGACATTGGAAATGGCCGTTGCGATGCACTGGCTAGGCGGGGTAGGCCGAGACCCAAGGGGTGGGCTGGTGGAAGTGGGGGCTGTGACGCCATATTACAGCCGAGAATCGGGCTACGCGGTGGGTACGGTGATTGACCCTGCCGACGCGAAGGCCACGCAGCGAGTCTCCCTCTTCGACCACGATATCGCCGGGAAGGATGTGCTGTCTCTCTCGACCATCGAGCATATCGGCGCGAAGCAGTATGACCTGAAGGAAGACAAAACGCCGGTCCAAGCCTTCGAGTACATCGCAACCAAGTCCCGGAGGTTCCTGATTTCAATCCCTTACGGGTGGGTGAATTCTGTGGTCTTGGAGAAAAAGCTGCTCGCGGAGCGTGGCCTGCTGGCAGAGGCTGGGATCAACGTCTACACGGTGACACGACAGGCGGATGAAACGTGGCAAGCCTCTGACGACCTGAAGCCTTATGGCACGAGAGAGAAGCCGTGGGCGAACACCGTGATCATCGCAGAGCGAGGGGGTTTGTTGTGAGCTACGTTTTCTGTGCCGGGATGCACCGCTCCGGCTCATCAGTTCAATTTCAGATTACCTCTGATCTTTTGGAGAGCCGAAAAATCGGCGAAAGAAAACCCAACAGTCACGGCGAACCTGCGGCGAAGGAAAACTGGTGGTGGGCGTGTAAGATGCACGAAGGCGTAAGGGGTTCTTCGTTGATGCAGAAGCATCCGACAGCGGTTGCCGTATACTGCTATCGGGATGTGAGAAACGTCGTCGTCTCATACTTGCGGCTTATGTCTACGGAGAGCAACGGAACTTTTTTCGTTAAAGATTCGCCCAACTTTGAAAAGCTGATGGAAGAAAATTTCATTCAGCGTGTCTTGAATAATTACAAACTCTGGACAGGTTTTGGCGATCGTTGTTGGGTATCTCAATACGAAAACTTCACCCCAAATTTGGCAGATGAAGTGCGTGGCATCGCGAGACACCTGAAACTTACTCTTGCGGAAGGTGAGGCGGACGAAGTTGCGGCGAGATACAGCGTCTCGGAACAAAAAAAGCGGATGGAGCAGATTCGGGGACTTCACGCCAACGACAAATCGGTTGCAAAAAAGTTGCACGAAGCGACTAGACTCCACCCAAATCATATTCGCAGCGAAGTGACGGATTTTCGCACAGAGTTGACTGCCTACCAGATTTCTGAAATTGAAAGCGTTGCAGGCGACTGGTTAGCCGCGAGAGGATATCCCGTATGATTTACGTGACGGTGACGACCCGGAACCGCTTCTGGCATTCCGCGATGACGGCTCTGGCCCTCGCGCAGATTGATAGTAAGGGCTGCTTCATTCACGTTCTTGACGACGCGACTGACGACGCTTTTCAGGAAGCCAAAAAGTTCATGTTTGAAGACCTGAAGTATCGGGGTTTCATCCAACGCTACGAGAGGGTGCCGGAGAAGATCGGATTCTGTGCCGGGCGAGAGTTATTGGTGAATAGGTTCCTCGCTGAGAAGAGGTTCTCTCATTGGTTCCACCTTGACGACGACATTCTCATCGGCCCGAACACGATCCAGAAAGCCTTCCGAGATGTGGATGGCCCTCTGCTGGAACGCCAAGGCATCCTGCATGTCTTCGCAAATCCTTGGTGTACCTACCAGCCGTTCAAGGGGGAGTTTGCCACCGTCACCAAAATTGGAGGGGCGTGTTACATCATCCCGAAGCCGGTGCTGTTGAAGGTTGGAAACCCCTACGAGGGTCAGACGGACGGCGAAAAAGCAAACGCTCGGTTCTGGGCTGCCCTTAATCGACAAGGCTCGCCGATGTTCTGCCGTTGGACCAACCCCTACCTCTGCCAGCACACCGGAAACGTCGAAAGTACGATCTTCGGACACACTCCAACATGGGAAGCGATGTACGCCAAAGACTTCAAATCAGGAAACATCGTCGAGGTTCCGCCATTTCGCACGAAGGAACTCCGGGCTGCCGTAAAGTCCCGCAACCTATCGGGTTACGTTTGGCGAGTGAACACCGCTTGTAAGATGAAAGTCAAGCTGCCTGCGCCGGGAAGCGAAATTGGGATCGAAATTCGTCAATAGGGTGTATCATGAATAATCACGTTTTCAAACATACCGACCATGCTTACCCCGGACGTGGGGGGAATCACGCCCCAATGGGGAACGTGGAGTGTCTCGTCCGTCGCGCAGGCTCTCGTGGGCTGCGAACCTTCAAAGGGTCAGACGGTCAAGACTTCCAAATGTGGTTGCCAGACGGCAAGGTCGAGGATGTGCTGCAAGGTGACAACATCGTTACCAACCGCATCAAGACCCAACTAGCTCACCTGCTCGTCGGCCACGAGACGACGACGCGGTTTGCGAACAAGATGGTCTGGGGGACCGGCGGTCATGCCGTTGGCGACCCCACGACACCCATCGCCCCGTCTGAGACAGACACGGCGCTTGAGGCTCAGGTACTCGTCAAAAACTTTTCGACGTATGACTTCCCTACAGCCACGTCGGTACGGATGATCGCGTTCATTCTGGAAGCAGAAGCGAACGGGTTCACCATCACAGAGGAAGGGCTTGTCGCTTCCGATAATACACTTGTCGCTCGCCGGACATTTCCCGGACTGCCGAAAACCGCAGACTTTGTGTTTGAGTTTCGACACACGATAATTTTCTGAGCGGGCTTTTTCGTTTGCTGTTTGGGGGAGACCACAATGAGAACGCTGCACTTCGCTTTTGCTCTGTTGCTGAGTTGCTTTACCGTCGCGCAGGCACAGGATATCCCGACGCCTCCGACTGGTAGCGAAAAGGGACCAGCACCAAAAAACTACACCGCGAACAACCTTGTGGTCGAGGCCACGGCTCAGCCGCTTGCGAAGCCTACCTCGCCCGTGATGGCCGTGGAGTACGATGACTTGCACCGCATCGCCATTGGCGCGACGCTCCAGCAGGTTGACGTGCCTCATCCCGGCATTGCAGGTCAGAGAGTCACGATTAGGTTCTACGCACCTAACGTGAGACCCCGGATCAGAGAATACTCTTCGCGGATCGTGTACGACTACGGTTGGCACAGAGTCGAAGTGAAATACCGACGTGGGCGAATCGTCGTGGACTACGACGGGCCGTCCCGTGGACCCCGTTTTGGGATTGCTGTCGGATACTTCTCCTACCGCCGTTGGTAGGAACCTTGGAAGCGCTGCTCCGGGAGCCACAAGGCCAAACCCGTAACCGCCGGGTACACCCCGCGCCTTGCCTGTTGAGCATTTTGACCCCGGATGGGTTCCGCCGACTCCATCCGGGGTCTTTCCATTCCCTCTTGACCGCGAGTCACGGTATCTGGTACAGTTTTCCGCGAATGACGCTGTTGGTCGCATCGTCAAATCGGAGTGGAACAGGAGAACCCCTCGAAGCGAAAGCTCCGGGGGGTTTTCTTTTAGCAGCAGTCGACTTCCTTGATGGGGTAGCGGGCCAGCACTTCCGCTGAGTAGACGGAATTCTCCCCCTCACTGGCCCGGACGTCTTCCCACCATCGCATACCATATTGCAGGCGGGGTGCCGCAAACTTCCCAATGTCAGCCTCGTGGATGCGAAAAAACAGGTCGACGCGGCCTTCCTTCGTCGTAACGGGTTCCTCAAACTTGATCCGCCCGCCGCCGAACTCCGCTTCGCACCATTCGACGAAGTCTAAGGCGTCGTTATCACCAAGGCTGGTTCCTTCCCACACGCAAAGTTGTCGGAACTCGGTGGCTCCACCGTACTGCCTCAGCATCGCGTTGACTTCCTCCGGGGTGTATCCGTCGATGATCGCGTTTTCGATCGCGTTGCGGACATGATCTTCGAGGCTCATTTTTTCCTTGGTCATGGGTCTGGTCCCCTTCCGGGATTGAAGTTTGCGGCGGACGGGGATCAACCGTAGATGGCTTCTCCGAACAGGCAGGTCTGCAAGAAAACGTCGGCAGTGTGGGCGTCGTCGTTCTCGTCAAGGAAATCTGCGAAGTGCTTCGGCTCATTCGCAGCCATGATTTCGAGTCCCCGTTTCATGGTGTCCCGGTCGAGCTTGTAAGTCTTCGGTGGGTCGGAGTCCACTTCGTCTTCGACCGTGAGAGTGAGGTAGCAGCCTTGCACGAAGGGGATGAGCATGACGGAAGGCCAGTAGTCGCCTTCGAGAGTAAAGCGTCCAGCAGGCGTGTATGGCCCCCCGATATCGCTCTCCACTTTGAAATCCTCCGCGACGACACCTTCTGCGTAGTGTTTCGTGACGGATGAAATCCAGTAGCCGCTTCCCCCCTCAAATGCACCGCAGAGCAGGTCGCGTACACGGCCTTCGGAAACTTCCGTGGGGATGGAGATCGTGGCGAAAGTGCTTTTGGAGTCGTTGAGTGTGGCGGTTGTCATGGTCGGAATCCTTTGCGGGGGGCGGAAGGGGGTGAGTTGTCAGGGTCGAGACAACAGGCCGAGAGCATCGCAGGCAAACTTGAAAGTCACGACAGTGTTGTGAACGAACTCGGCGGGAACAATAACCGTACTTTCGGGGTAAAAAGCGGGGAAGCCACCCTTCAGATACCAATCGGAAAGATCGTTGATTGCGTGGAACGCTTCGAGTGTATCATCGTTGCACTGAGCGTCCAGAAATCGGATGAAGCAGGCATTCGGGTCCATTGGAAAATCCTTTGCAGGTAGGGGGTGAGTTCGAGCGGGCTTAGATTTCCTCAACACCGGCGGAGCGGGCCGCGTCGTAGAGGCTTTCGTCGTTGGCAATCCAATCCCGGATGCCGTCGTCGTCAAGGTCGTGATCGTCACTGTGGTTGTGGTCTGTCCCGGACTTCGGGCAGTCGCAGCTTGCCTGACGCGGAACGAAGTTGAGGGAGCCTTCGATTGAGGCTCGCCCCAACAGTTTCGGCAAGGCGTTCGATTCGTTCGTGGCATTTCATACCGTGGCTCCGGTTTCAGGGTTTCAGGTTCAGCAGGCGTGCGGACCTTGAATCGGGACTCCGATCTGGCGAATGGAAATGGAAACCAATTCGTTGACGTGGTACTGCTTTTGTAGCTTGCAGCGTTCCGCGTAGGCAGCGTCGATGGTCTGGGCATCCGAGTCGACAATCTTGCGAACCGTCCCGCCGTGGCAGCCGTGGCGAAGTTCAAGGTCGTGGTAGAATTTTGCGGTCATCTTGGTGGCTCCGTTTTCGTCGATGTATGTTTCGAGGGTCATCAGGGGAATCCTTGGATCAGACGGTGAAGGAAAAGGGCGGGGACCATCCCCGCCCAGCGGCGGCAGTCTCAGTAAGCGTAGAGTTCGGAGTCGGTCGGCTCTCGGCCCAACTCGGCGATCAGCTTCCGCATGGAGCGGTTCAGGATGGTCGCTTTGCGTCGGGCAGCGGCCCGGCTGATTTCACCGTCGCAGTGCAGGTTCTCTGGGGACAAGGCGTTGTCGACGTTGCGAATGTCTCGCAGGATGTTCTCGTCCGGTCGCTTGTGCCGGAAGACAACCTTGGCCTTCGGGGTCTTGCCCTTGCCATCCGTGAGGTTGGTCACAAGGTCTGCCGCTGACCCGGTGAGCAACTCGGTGGCTCTGTCGCTGGCCGGGGTGACCATGCTATGGGGGACCGTCCAGACGGTGCCGACAGCGTAGTCTCGTTTGGTCCCGCGAGATTCGAGGGTTCGGACCTTGTAGGTCTTGCGGTTGACCTTGGTGATTTCGCCGAAAGTCTTCTCTCCGTTGAGGCGTCCGAAGTAAACTTTGTCGTTGATTTTGTAGGTCATGTTTGGAATCCTTTGGGGGCTGGAGTGAGTGGAGTGGGCGGGGACAACCCCCGCCCGAAGGCGTCGGGGGCTTTAGATGGTGAGCAGGTTCTCCA